ATCCAAGACCAGGAGCTGAGTTTGACACTTCAGAAAGCATCCCTGTTGCAAGAGCCGATGGCCCTGATGATTATAACATAGACATTGATGAAGGTGGTGGTCAAAGTATTAAAGATTTAACATCTGATGTTTCAAAATTAAAACAATACGCAACAGGTCAAAAACCTACACTAAAAGAAATTGTACAAATTAAAAAAAGAAAAGACAAAGCTAGAGCCATATCACAAGGTGAAGGTGAGGCTGAATCAGATTTTATTATTAATAGACAAGGCGAAGAAATTGTTGAATACCCAGAACCTGATTTCGATGACGCGTTTGCATCAGGCGGTATCGCAAGAATGTTAGGTGAGTAATGGAATTAGATGAATTTATAGAACTTGTAAAAGAACAACAAGGCATAGACTTATCTGGTGTTCTTACAACAGCAGATAAAATAGGTAGACCAGAAAGAGCATTAGAGAAACAAGCTATCGATGATTTCATGGACCGTAATCCAATGGCAGGTGGTGGTATGTTAGTGCAACCAAGTGCTGATGGATCTAGACCTGGGTATGCTGTATCAAAAGGAAAAACTAAAAAGAAAACTATAGATAAAAAAAGATTAAAAGTTTTTAATCAATATTCACAAGAATTGTTTGGTAAAAATTACGACAAGTTAACAAAACCAGATGACGTAGTTACAGTTTACAATACAGCTGTTAATAGAAACAGAGGTAAAGATACTTTTGAATACAGAGAATCACAAAGAGCCCCTCTTCCTAAAAAACAAAAAAATAAATTAATTAAATTTGCAGAGGCCAATAATATAAAATTAGATTTTGATAACTATCCTAGATTTGGAGTTCCTAGAAGCATAGAGGGTAAACCAGGAATGAATCCAGATTATCAAAAAATATTTGATTCTTACAAAAATTATGATTTTAAAATTTTTAAAAAAGATACGTTAAATTTAGAACAACGCGCTATTGTAATGGATAATTTTGAATTACCACAAGGTGTTAAAAATTGGGATTTTGATAAATTTAAATTTGGTATTAATTCTACAAAATATAGAAATCTTCAAAAAAGAATAGAACGTAAATTAGAAGGACCTGTTAAATATACAATAGCTGCTGATCGTGGATCTGCTAAAGGATGGATGATGGCTGCTATGGAAAGAGCTTATAAAAATCAAACTACATTGTTGGAAAATGGCACAAGAGTTTTAAAAAAGGGTGTAGACGCATTAACTTATGAACCTGTATTTAAAGAAGGAACAAATATTATAATAGGTTTTAAAGATAACACTTCTTCTGGTCAAGGTTTAACTTATTATGGGTTAAACAAAAATACACCTGATGGTGCAGCGTCATGGTCAAAACATAAAGATTACAACAAAGTTGCAAAATTTTTAGATATTACAGAAAGAGTTAAACAAGAACCTAATGCTATACTTCAAAAAATATTAGACGAAAAAGGAATTACAAAATTACTAGAAAAAAAAGGAACTCAGTTAACTTTAAATGATATACTAAGTCATGAAAGATATTATGATAAATTATCAACTGTAACTAAACCAAAACTTATAGAAAAACAAATCGTCAGACATCACATAAGTGGTGTGGGAGCTGGTGATGTTGCAAGAGCAAATGCAACAAAAGATATTCAATTATTAACTGGAGCAGTAAATGACAAAGTAAGAAGGTTTGAAAGTAAATTATTAGAAGATGGTTTTCTTTCAAAAGCTGATAACGAAGAATTAAAAAATTTAGGTGCTAAAATTAGAGGTGCTGATGGTAAAATATATGGTGGTGGTTATGTAAATCCAGAAAGACAATTTGATCTTATAAGAGATAAAGCTATGGAATATGCTAAAGGTGATAAATTTACTGTTAAAACAGTAGAAAGTTATTTAGCTAAAATAGGTTGTCCAGGTAAAGGTAAAGCATATGGTGGAAGAATACAATTTCAAGATGGTTTATCACCAGAAGTTTGTATGACAGAAGGTGCTAAAGTTATAAAAGAAAAAAGAATAGATTCACCTGCACAGAAAGCTAACTTTAATAAAATGATGAAGGTTGCATCTGTTGGTAAGAATATGGCGCTATTAAAAGATGTGCTCGGTCCTTATGGATTAGCTGGTGATGTATTATTAGAAGGTATGATTGCAGTAAACAAAACACTAACAGGCGGAACACCTTTTAAAGAATCATGGCAAGATTCTTGGTTAAGTAATATTGCTGGTGGTGCTTATGATGAGAAAGGAGAAAAACTTGGTCGTCAAAAATTATTTGAATTAAGGTCTGGTCTAAGTTCAGGCGCTCAAGAGTTAGGTGACTATAACAGAAAAGTTGAAGAGTATTATAAATTAATTGAACAAAGAAATAATTTAGAAGCAATGAGTGGTGGTGGTGCTTTTGATTATGTAGGTAATTTAGCTGGTGACGTAAGACAAATAAATAACAAAATAAAAGTTGCTGAAAGAGAACTTGGCAGAATGGAAACTAGAATAAATGCACAAGGTGGGTTTGAAGTAGCACAAAATGAATTTAATAGAAAAACAGCAGAACGACAAGATGCAGATGCTGCAACTTCTTTACAAAGTATTGGAAGACAATTTGTAGATGCAAATCAATTAAATGAAATGTTACAAGATGATTTTTCTGGTTTAAGTTCTGATGCGTTACCAATGCAAAGACCTGATAGAACTCCTTTAACAAGTTACAGAGATTTTAAACCAGATCTTCCAACTTTAGATGAATATAAAAAAGCGTATGGAGATTTAGCTAAAGAATTTAATATAGTGCCTCCTAATGAACAACAGATGCAACAAGAAATTAATCAAGAAAAATTTAGACAGTTGTTTAATCAACCAGGATTTATGGGAGCATCCGATACATTTTTTGGTGATTCAATTAACATGGCAGGTGGTGGTATTGCAAAATTAGCTGGTGTGGATCAAGGCCCACCACCAGAATCAGGACCAAACCCACAAGGGTTGCAAGGTCTAATGAAACGTGTTAAGAACATATAGGAGTATTAAATGGCAGATATAGATAAAGGACTCCCTAACACTCGTACTAAAATTGACATTCCTTCGGAAGAAGAAATGGCAGAAGAAGTTAGTGTTCAGGAGCAACAAGAAGAACAAAAAGGACCAGTAGAAGTATTACCAGAAGAAGACGGTGGTGCAACAATCGACTTTGAACCGGGAGCTATAAATATACCGGGCACAGAAAATCATTTCGATAACTTAGCAGATATATTACCAGAAGAAAATTTAGAACCAATTGGAAATGAAATGGTTCAAAATTACATGGACTACAAATCGTCTAGAAAAGATTGGGAGAATGCATATACAACTGGTTTAGATTTATTAGGATTCAAATACGAAAACAGAACTGAACCGTTTCAAGGAGCTTCAGGTGCAACACACCCAGTTCTTGCAGAAGCGGTTACACAGTTTCAAGCACAAGCTTACAAAGAATTATTACCTGCAGACGGACCAGTTAGAACACAAATTATAGGTGTTAAAAATCCTGGAACAGAGCAACAGTCTGAGCGTGTAAAAGATTACATGAATTATTTAATTATGGATCAGATGAAAGAATACGAATCAGAATTTGATTCGATGTTATTTCATTTACCATTAGCTGGATCAACATTTAAAAAAGTATATTACGATGTACCAATGGGTAGAGTAGTATCTAAGTTTGTACCAGCAGATGAATTAATCGTTCCGTATACTGCTACCTCATTAGAAGATGCGGAAGCGATTATTCATAGAGTAAAAATTTCAGAAAACGAATTAAGGAAACAACAAGTCAATGGTTTCTATTCTGACGTTGAGTTAGGTCCTCCAGGTACAGATGTTACAAACGGAGAGATTGAAAAAAAAGAACGTGAGTTAGAAGGCTCAAAGAAAACTGGTAAGAACGAGCCGATGTACACTTTGTTAGAGTGTCATGTAAACTTAGACTTAGAAGGTTTCGAAGATGTTGGTTCTGATGGTGAACCAACAGGAATAAAATTACCTTACATCGTAACAGTCGAAGAAGGTAGTAGGAAAGTTCTTTCTATCAGAAGGAACTATGCGCCCGATGATCTAAAGAAAAATAAGATCCAATATTTTGTCCACTTCAAATTTCTGCCAGGACTTGGATTTTATGGCTTTGGACTCATTCATATGATTGGCGGATT